GTCGCTGTCGCCGCCGCCAAAACAATACCGCACGCCGCGTTACGGGTCGTTCTATGATACGACTGACCAAGCGGCCGCTTTGGCTAATACGGCTTACGCCATGACGTTTAATTCGACAGACTTGTCGCAGGGCGTCTATATCGGGTCGCCAACGTCGCGCATTTATGTGGACCGGCCTAACGTCTACAACATTCAATTTTCCGCTGAGTATATCAATACATCCGGCGGAGCGGCGCGATCATGGGTTTGGCTTCGCAAGAACGGCACGGACGTCCCCGATAGCGCTTCGGTTGTCCGTATTGAAGGAAATAACAGCGAACTTGTGGCAGCATGGAACTTTCTGTTACAAATGAACGCAGGCGATTATTTTGAGTTGATGTGGGAAGTTTCGGATACTTCGTTGTCGCTCCATGCTGATCCGGCAACTGCAATCCATCCGGCTATCCCGTCAATTATTCTGACCGTGACTGACAACGTGAGCTCTTTGGAGGTTTAAATGGCCGTTAACATCAGCAACATCATCCCGGCCAAGACCGCGGAAAACAGCCAGACAACGCAGTACACGTCTTCCGGCGTGCAGACGATCATCGACAAGTTCACGGCGACCAATTACAGCGCCAACGCGGCGACGATCAGCGTCAACCTTGTCGCGGCTGCTGGCAGCGCCGGCAACGACAACCTGATTGTCAAGACCAAGACGCTCCAGCCGGCCGAGACGTACACGTTTCCCGAACTGGTCGGCCATGTTCTGCCGAATAACGGCTTCATCTCGACTATCGCCGGCACGGCGTCGGCCATCAATATCCGCGCGTCAGGACGTCTGGTCAGCTAATGCTTGAGCGGTGCTATGA